ACCACTGCGCTCCTGTGAATGACGGAGTTGCCCAGGTCCTGCATCCATGCGCTGTGCATGATCGACAGGGGGCACAGGATCAGGCACCGCCTGACCTCACCGCGCTTCATCAGGTAGTCCGCCGCCCACAGGGCGCTGAGCGTCTTGCCAGTGCCGGGTTCGTTGAAGCAGAACGCCCGCCTGTGCAGGGTGAGGAAAGACGCCGTCTCGATCTGGTGCGCCATTGGGATGTAGCGCCCGGGCCAGTCGTACTTGCGCGAGATAGGCGACGGTGTGTTCTTGACGCCGAGGTTCTTGAGCACCCGCATCTCATCGAGTCCCCAGTACACCGCCACCGTGTAGCCGCCGTTGCCATGATCCTCAACGATGCGGCTCTTGGGTATGACGGTGTACTTGCCCGGGTTGCGTGTGCGTATGAGCACCGCTTTGTTGTCTAGGATTTCCATTACTTGCCGTTGTCCGCTTCGTTAGCCTTCTTCCCACGCAGCCGCAGGTTGCCGGGGGCTGTCTTGCCGCCGGCCCGCAGGGGCTTGATGTGGTCGATGTCTTTGCCGGCTCGGTCTACGTTCTGTTTGTCGTAGATCCCCCGAGCCTTCTGACGCTCGAGTTGGTCTTGCGTCTCGCCGGTTTTCTTCTGCAGTTTGTATGCGTGCTTGTAGTCACGCTTGCCGTTCACTTGGGTCATGTCGTTCTCCTAATGCTTGGGGTTAAATTCACACCCGGTCACCTGACACCACTTGCACAGCGGGGTCTGTGTTGGGTTCCATACGTTGTTTGCAAACGATGCTTCCAGTCGTGCGATTCGCTCGCGGTACTTCCACCACGCAGCGTCCGCCTGATCACGCTGCATCTGCATCTTGACCATATCGTTCTTGACGATGAACAGCAACGCGCTGTTGACTTTGCGGATGTGCGGGAAGTGCGCGAAGGTCATGATCGACATCAGCACCAACTGGTCTCGATCCGGGTAACGGTTGCCCCCGGTCTTCCAGTCACCCACCCATGCGGTCAGGTTGTCGTCGTCCACAATCAGAATGTCCGCGATGCCGCGTACCCATGCCTGCTTGGAGTTCCACGCACACGGCTCCAGCTTTGTAGTCAGCGCCATCTCGTGCTCGGCCAGCACCCGCCCGGTCTTGTGCATCATGGCGTCCACCACTGGTTGGAACTGCGCGTACTGTGGCGGGATAGGCTTGCCGTCTTTGATGTAGTGCTCGATGGCCTCGTGTACCTGCACCCCGTAGCGCGTTGCGTCCGTCTCCTGAAACGGATATTTCTTGCCCACCTTCACCTCGTGGTAGCGCCGTGCACAGCCCTCGTAGTCCTTGAGGGAGCTATGGCTCCACTTGATTTGATGCTCAGACATTTTTGTCGAACCTCGCGCTGTCCACAGCCCCGCTGAGCTTGTCAGCGAACTCAGTCACAAACTTCTCGCTGCGGCTAAGCTCGTGGCCCATCTCGTGCAGGATGGCGTGCGTCAACTCGTGCCAGAACGTGTTGCGTTCACGCGCTGGGTCTTCGTTCTTGAACACCTCAATGAGCTTACGGTCATACCAGATGCTGCCGTACATGGACTTGGGTGTTCGTTGCTTGTACTGTATTCGGTAGGCATTCTTGCCCACCTTAACTGCCGTTGGAATTGCGTTCATGATGTTCCCTACTTCTTTGCTAGTCCGTACCTATAGTGAGCGCCACCATCAGCGGCCAGAGGAATCCCCGGCATGTAACTCGGCTCAAGCGTCATCTGCTCGAGCACCCATTTGAGCGCGTCTTGCGCGTCTCTCTCCGGTGCAATGGCGATCAACTCGTCGTGCACTGTTCCCACCACAGGGTAGCGTTTAGCAACCCGTAGCATCCCGTCAGTCATCACCACGCGGGCTACCCCTTGTGTGACGTTGTTCGTAATCTTGCCTGCATAGATCTTGGTAGCGTCTGGCCCGTATACCCACTCCCACCGGCTCCTACCGTCTTTGTCTTTCTGCTGACGCAGGTTAGGATACAGCAGACTCATGCCGCTGGGCAAAACTATTTCTTCTTTTCTGAAAATCAGGCACTTGTGTCGGTACTCCTCACCGTCCGCCAGCGAGCGCTGGATCAAGCTGGAGCACAGTTCCCAGAACCCCACAACAGCGTGGGCCGTGGCGCGGTAGATGTCGATGATCTTCTTGGCTGCCACGCAGTGGATCAGTAGCTCCTGTGCCGTACAGATATGCGGGATCTCGTTCATCTTGACCACGTTGTCGTCCCACTCAAGGAAGCGCTCGATGTAGTCACCCGTCACGCCCAACGTCTTGGCGAACGCCTTGTCGTAGCGCTGCGGCGGAGCCCCAAGGAAGCCGACCAGCAACTGTGCGGCGAACGATGCCCAGCCCAACCCGTACCCTGCCCCAAGCAACGCGCTCTTGGCCGACTGCCGCAAGTCCGGATGGCGCTCTTTGCTCAAGTCAGGGATGTTGAACATCTGTGCGCCGAACTGTGCATACGGATCGCCGCCTGCACGGAAGATGCCGAGCATGTCGTCGTAGTCAGCCAGCCACGCCAGCACCCGGGGCTCAATCTGGGACAGGTCACCCACCACGCACACATGCTTCTCAGGGGCCATGATGGCCTTGCGCAGGAAGCTCCCACGCTTGAGGTTCTGCATGTTGATGGCGCTGCCCTTGCTGGCCGTCCAGCGCCCCGTGCCGGCACCGTAGTAGCTCAAGGGCACCGGCAGTGTGCCCCGGCCTGCAATGTCGAGGAACCGCTGCGCCCGCGTGCGCTCGGTTGTAGACTTGACCTTGAGCCGCGCCTCGCATAGCTGGCGCACATCTTCGTTGTCGCCGTTGAGCATCGCTTGGAACATGGCATCTGTCTTGGCAAACGCGTAGTTGTCTCCGATGGGCTCGGGCGTCTTGACCGTGGGCTGCTTCTTCTTGGTCGGCGGCTCCACACCCACTTTGCGCAGGAGTTCCGCGAAGCGAGAATTGCTTGCCAGATCCGCGTCCGCTATCTGCAGTCGCTCGAGCAACTCCTCGCGAGCCTCACGCTCCTCATGCAGGGCGTTGAACAGCATGTCCTCATCAAGCTCCAGCACCGGGCGCGTGTACATCTTCATCGTCATGTCGATGAGCCGTAGTTCCTTCGCAGGGTAGCCCTTAACGAGTCGTTTGAATATCTCCTCGCACAGGAATACATCATGCTTGCAGTACTCCGCCAACTCTTTCTCAATCGCAGGGCCGATGTCAGCGCGTCCATCTGTCGAATAGACGGCTCGCCCTTTGGGTGGCAGTCCGAAGTCTTGCGCTAACTTGGCAAGGGAGTTACCGACTTCAACGCCTCGTAGAGCGCGTGCCATTGATAGCGAGTCGAAGATGAAGCAGGGGTGTACTCCGTATACCCATTCGAGAATCGAAACATCGAATTGGGCGTTATGCGCAAGGACTGCGGTCTTAGTCCAGTCGTATGTCGATAGGACTCGAGGAAGCTCATCTCTTCCATACCACTGAGTGACTGCACTGCTTCCGTACTCATGTATGCATGCTCCGAATGCAAGGAATTTCTCATCACGGATGTACTCCTCGGTGGTCATCTTGGACAGTGTGTACTCCTTGCTGTCCCATCGCGTTTCAAAATCAATTGTCAGCAGTGTTGTGTAGGGTGCGCCCATTGAGTATTCCTTTTAGTTCGTGGATGTTTGCTTCGTTGATGACCAGCGCGATGCCGCCGGCAGCCCGGATCTTTGCAAGGTGTGACTCTTGCAGCGCGGTGGTCTTGCCCCTGCCTGCCTTGGCTTCTATTGCGATGAAGTTGCCTTGGTTGCAGACAAGGAAGTCAGGCACGCCACTGTTGCCGTAGCCGGTGCCGATGGGCATAGCAAAGTACGTGTGGCTGTCTTCGAGGATCTTTCGTATGCGCTTCTTCACAAGCGCCTCTGGCGTGTTTGCCATAGATGACTCCAGTGGGTTAATAGGTGAGGGGGGAATGTAGATTCCACGCCCCCTCGGTTCGTGGTGGGGGAGTGACAACGCGTCAAACAACTTGTGTCGGGCTACGCGCTGTCGCAATCTAGGGCCACATATACAAGGCGGCTGGCTAGATCACATCGATGGCCCGACTCAAATTTGAATCTGTAGCTCGATCAACTTCTCGAGGTAGTGTTTGGCTTTGCGCAAGTCTTCGACCCCGCCTTTGTCCCGCCAGCGGCTCACGTACTTGACGATGTTGCCCTCGAAGTACCCGAGTGCATTGGCGGCAATGTAGTCCCAAGGCTGGATGGCCTTGGTCTTGTAGTGGCTGCCGGCCACCTGTATTTCATTTGCATTCATTGTTTCTCCTTCTGTCGTTCTCTGTATCGTTTGGATATCTCTGCTCGACTCAGCTTGGCCCGGGGCCGGTTGGGGAAGTCGCCCATACCATAGACGGGGGTTGCGTCTCGCCCAAGCGAGTCCGGTAGCCAATCTATGACATGTATGACGGCCCCGGCTTTGAGCGCCCGCAGCCACTCTTGGGCTGTGACCAAGTGTACACCAGTATGGCTACTGAGTTGTTGTGCCGTCACTCTTCCTTGCATCAAAAGCTGCATCGTTTGCGTCAGGACAGCGTGGCTGACCTTAACTCTGTGTGGCTTTATCATGCTCGGCTTCTTCTATTTGTTGGCGCAGTTGCGCCTGAAGCGCAATTATTTGCCGTTGATATTTTGTGCAGTAGTCCCGCAGTTCACGGACCCTGCCAGTTGCCCTGTCGCGCTGTCGGCGCGTGTTTGTCAACTTGCGCTGGAGCTTCTGCTCGAGCGTCATCGGTTGTCCCTCGCCGGGTTGTACACCGGACGTTCCCACACGTTGTCCCCCGCAGCCTTTGCCTCGCCCTCCAACGGCACCCGCTTTTTATACCCGCCGGAAAGAAGACCGGCGTACTTCTTGAACCCGTCACTGAGGGCGTCGGAGTTGGGTGGACGCATGAGATGCGTGGGCGCGGTGCGTGATGACGGTTTCTTCATGTGTTCTTCTCCTTGAGTTTGGCTTCAAGCCGGTCGATGAACTTGCGGGTGTAGCCCTTGATCGGCGTATCCCCCCAGCCCCCAATGATTTCTTTTATGTCCTCATCTGTCAGCCCTACCCACGGGCGTTGCGTGGCAATTGGGACTACTGGCTTAAAACGTTCGTACATCCGCTTGCCAAGATCGTAGAACTCGTTGCTCATGTGTTCTTCTCCTTGAGTTTGGCTTCGATGGCTCGGGCAAATTCACCCCACCCGCTTACAAACGCGCCTTCCTCTTGATACTTGGCGTGCCGGTCGTACAGCGGCTCCCACTCCTCATCAGTCAGCCCTACCCACGGGCGTTCCGTGGCAATTGGGACTGCTGGCTCAAGAGGTTCGTACCACGGTTTCCTCTTGCCGATATCGTATATCTCGTAGCTCATGCGTTCTTCTCCCTTAGATGTTCTGCCACTGCGCGAAGCACACCCCTGCCCAACTCGCCTTGGCTCAATTCTTCAGTCCAGAATTCCAGATCCTCATCCGTCAGTCCCACCCACGGGCGTTCTAGCTCAATCCTTGCTACCCGTTCCGTAAAAGTATCCTCCCCCGTGTCGCCGCTGTACAGCCACTCAGCCTCCCGCGCCAGTTTTGCAACGTGGTCAACAAGCGCAGCAATCTCCGCAAGTTTCGCTGCTACCTGCGGTTCCCAAGTGCCTATCTTCCAGCCATCGACGACTTGCCCTTGCTGCGTCAACCTTTCCCGCAGATCGTCTGCAAAATCTTGCATACGGCTGTATTCGTAGTCAAATGATCCTCCGCTCATTTCGTTTTTCCCAGTGCGGCACGGGCAATGCTCCCGCATTCGTCTTTGCTGCTCATGCTATTTTTACTGCACAAGCTGATGTGCGTCAGCGCATCCCGCAGCCTCACATTCACGCACCCTGCTTTAGCGCAGTCGGGGTGGCAGGAGTGAACGTCGTTTACCATCGCTTGCATCTGTTTGTTGCGCTGTTCCGCAAGGCTTTTCCAGCCGTCGCGCTCTGCTGTGATGTCGTTTACCAAAGCCTTCCGCTCGGCACGCAGGCACACGATCAGGTCTGCCGCCTCCTGCACGTAGTTCGTGCCGTCTTGCACATACAGTCGGCGAAGTCTTTCAGTGATGTCTGTCATGTCTTTCCTTGATGTTTGATCCTGCCCACACCCGGCTCAAAATACCGTGGCGACTCTGGGTACGGTGGCTTGCCCTCAAGGTGCCAAGTCCACCAGAATTGCTTCCTTCGTTGGCGCATCGTCATTTCATTTACTCCTTTGATGTTTGATCCTGCCCACGCCCCAGCAGAACAAGTCGTCGTGGAAATAGCTGTCGTAGGCGAGGTGCCAAGTCCACCAGAACTGTTTCCTCCTTTGGCGCATCGTCATGCCGTTCTCCAAAACACCAAGATCAACACGATGCAATACACAACGCCCCATACCGCCCAGCCGGTCATTTCGTCTCCTTCAATGCTGCGCGTACAGCCGGGAGTGCTTGCGCTGCTCGTCGCTCGCACCACGCGAGATCGTCGCCCGGTTCACGGGTTGCGTCCCCGATGTCCGCGAGCGCCGCCTCGGCTGTTTTCAGTGCCGACCGTAATGCAACGTTGTCCATACCAAGAAGTAGATTGAGACGCTCGGCAGAGTCCCGATGTTCCCGCAGCGCAGACGATACAGCGGCGGCGTAATCAATAGCCGCGTCCATTCGGCATACGGTTACAGTGCCGAGATCAGCCATCATCTCGAATGATTGTGGCAGCGGCAACGTCATGTTGTCTCTCCTTCAATACGCAAAGCGCGTATGTTGTCGCGGCACTCTTTGAGCGCGTCATAAGTCAACTCGCAAGCTATCTCGCCTGCGCATGAATTGCCAACGGGTATCTGATGCTCGGACAGCACCAGCGCCGCAGCCTCCAGCACCGCACGGGCGACTTCAATGTCACGGGCGCGGACATCAGCGAGGGTGTAGTACGGCGAGTACTGCAACTCAGGAAGTTTGATCATGTCGTCTCTCCTTCGGCAAGCTCGTAGGTCATGTGAAAAATATCGGGCTTGCACGGATACATCTCGCCCCTCACTCCAGTGATGATCCAGTCGCCGGGACACACCCTATGACCCTGCTCCAGCGTGTCAACCCAACCGTGAACGAAGTGAAGCCTACCGCACTGCTCACATGGTTTGTTACCGGGAACGTCGGGGTGCCGAAAATAGCGGACCACGGAACCCTCGCTCTGGAATGGAGCGCCATCGCCGGGAACTGGCGTGATGGTGCGGGTGTTGTCTTGCGGATGGTCGCCGTTCTTGTGCCACTGCGTAGCGTCAATGACGACGGGTTTTTTGCGGAATTTCATGGTGTCTCTCCTTCAATTTTCAGAGCGCGTATGCCATCGCCGCAAGATGCTGCGCCATCTCCCTGCCCTTCGAAATATGCATACCCAGAGGTCAGACCGCTTTCTGGTATCGGCTTGACATCGCCGTGATACATAGCATATGCGCTCTCCATTTGTTCTTTGCACACCTGCGCCGCAGCCTCCAGCGCAGCCCGAGCCACTTCGATGTCACGGGCGCGGAGTTGGTGCGGCAAGTACGGCCACTGGGTGTTCAGGTGATCTGGCAGTGGGGGTAGTTTGATCACGGTGCCTC